TACTCTTGTTGGAAACATTACTTCAACAATAATAATACCGGGGAATATACAAGATGATTTAGGTCTTCTTGGAACAGCAGGACAATTTCTTTCAAAAACAACATCAGGAATAAGATGGGTAAATGCTCCAACATCAACAACACCGGGATTAGGTGATGTATTATCTGTAAACAATACAGCAATAAACAACATCAATCTAACAGGTAATGTAACTGCAACTTCATTTATTAAAACAGGAGGTACAAACCTACAGTATTTAATGGCAGATGGTTCTGTTACTACAGGTGGTGTTTCTTCAACGCTTGTAGCATTACCGTTTACAACAGATCATCTTTCTGCAACAAACAATCAATATGTAATAGGAAATTTAGTTTGGTATCTTGGAGATGTATATAGATGTATAGCTAGTAATGATTCTATTATACCAACGAACACCTTATATTGGACTAATTTAGGAGCAGGATTCCCATTAGTACAACAACCTGCAGATTGGAACTCAACAAGTGGTAATAATCAGATACTTAATAAACCTACAATACCAACGCTTACATCGCAGCTTACTAATGACGTTCCTTTTTTAACACAAGATAACGTAGTTGAGTATCCTGACTTAGCGTCTTTTCCTGTAACAGGAGTTATAGGTACTATTTATATAGCACTTGACACAGAAGATTTTTATTTGTGGAATGGTGTTACATATGTATTAACAACTCCTCCTAACACAGGTATCACAGGCGTAGGTACCACAAATACATACGCTAAGTTTACTTCTCCAACAACAATAGGAAATGGTAGGCTTGTAGATGGAGTTAATGGTGGAATATACACGTTTGGTTCTCAGTTTATAAACCTGATAAACGGAGGTAGTGTATTGACTCTTAATAGAAGTCAATCTTCTATGGATTTTTTCTTAGGCGTTCCCAATGCATTTGCAACTATTATAACTTCTACACAAAATCAAGAGGGATTACATATAACATCTGCAGGAGATTTTGTATTAAAAGCAGGAAATCCACTTGCAATTGCATATAATGTAAACAGGGCTAATAGAAATATACACATTGGTGCTAGCACTGATGCTGATTATGCTACTCAAAAATTACAGGTAACAGGTAACTTGAGAGTTACAGGAGCTGTTTATGATAGCAATAATTCAGCAGGTACTTCAGGTCAGTTATTGTCATCTACTGTTACAGGCACTGATTGGATAGATGCTCCTAGTGGTGGAGTTACGACAGTTACAGCAACATCTCCTATAACCTCATCAGGAGGTGCAACACCTGATATATCTACATCTATGGCTACTAATAAACTTATTGGTAGAAGCACAGCAGGTGTAGGTGTTATGGAAGAAATAACTATTGGTAGTGGACTAAGTTTATCAGGAGGAACATTAAATGCTACAGCAACTTCAGTTGGATTTGAACAAAATTTTTTATTAATGGGAGCATAATTATGGCAAACGTATACAAAATACTAGGACAGGTAAGTCCTTCAGCAACAACACCTACAGATTTATATACTGTACCTGCAGCAACGTCTACTGTGTGTAGTTCTATATCAATCTGCAATTTATCAGCAACACAAACTTCATTTAGAGTTAGTATATCTCAAGGAGGTGCTGCAACAACAAATAAAGACTATCTTTACTATGATGTACTTCTTGCAGGTAATGATACATTCATTGCTACAATAGGTGTAACATTGGCTACAACAGATAAAATAAGAGTTTATTCAGGAAATAGTAGCCTAGCCTTTCAGGTATGGGGTACTGAAATATCATAATTATGGCACAGAACTATTCAGGTTACAGTATAATAAGTCCGGCAATATCTTATGCAAATTCTGTAAATATAGATGCATTTGGTAGACTTAGGGTTAGTAATCCATTTACATTGTTTGACTCTAGTCATAGATTTACAGATAATGGTTTATGGTCAACATCTACAGCTACTAGCGGTACTGCCGTATTTAATGCTAATCAAGGTCTTGTAGATTTAAACGTAACAGCGGCATCAGGTTCTGAGGTTATTAGAGAGACTACAAAAATATTTTCATACCAACCCGGAAAAAGTCTTCTTGTATTATCTACATTTGTGATGAGTTCAGCTAAGACAGGATTAAGACAGAGGGTTGGATATTATGGAGCTGATAATGGATATTACTTAGAACAAAATGACAGCACAGTAAGTTTTGTTGAAAGAAGTTCTGTTAGTGGTGCGTTAGTAAATACTCCTGTCACTCAAGCAAGTTGGAATGTTGATCCTATGAATGGCACAGGTCCAAGTGGAATAACACTTGATTTAACAAAAGCTCAAATATTATTTATGGATCTTGAGTGGTTAGGTGTAGGTACAGTTAGAATAGGATTTGTAATAGATGGTAACTTTTATGTTTGTCATAAGTTTCAGCATGCTAATATAATTGCCTCTACATACATAACAACAGCTTCTTTGCCATTGAGATATGAGATAACAAATACAGGAGCTACAAGTGGAGCAAGTACATTAAAACAAATATGTTCAACTGTTCTATCTGAAGGAGGGTATGAGCTTACAGGATTACAACAAGCTGTAGGTATTCCTATTAATTCTCCAAGAACATTAGGAACTGCAGGAACATTCTATCCTGTGATAAGCTTACGATTAAAAACAACAAGATTAGATGGTATTGCAATACTTTCAGCTCTTTCTGCAATGCCAATTACTACAGGTAATTATAATTGGCAACTTATAGCAACAGGAACCACAACAGGTGGGACTTGGGTTAGTGCAGGAACAAACTCTTCTGTAGAATATAATATAACAGGAACTACTTTTGCAGGAGGTAGAATACTTGCAAGTGGATTTTTTAATGCAACAAACCAAGGTTCAAGTCAGATTGACCTTTTAAAAGAAGCGTTATTTAAGTTTCAGTTAGAAAGAAATGGATTAACATCAACACCCTATGAACTTACACTTATAATTGCTTCTGATAGTGCAAGTGATACAGTTGTTGCATCATTAGATTGGGAGGAAGTAAGTAGATAATTATGGCACAAGGAACAACAAGGGGAGTACCCATAGATATAGATCCACTGTTAGCAGCAGATAGCGATCTTTTAGTACCTTCACAGAAGGCTGTAAAGTCATATATCGATAATGGTCTTAGTAATAAACAAAATTCTTTAGGTTTTACTCCTGAAAATGTAGCTAATAAAGAGAATACAACTTTAGATACATCAACGACTAAATATCCAACTAATAGACTAACTAAAGAATATGCTGATGCAAAGGTTACTGATGCTATTGTAAATGGAGTAACAACTATTGCACCAAGTCAAAACGCTGTATTTGATGCTTTGGCTTTGAAACAAAGAAAACTATTTAATTTAACACCACAAGTTACACATACAGGGACAACTGCAAAAACTATTATAACAACATTTTATATTCCTGCTAATACTTTTACAGCGGGTGATTTTTTAAATTTTAGTGCTATTGTTGCTAAAACTTCGGGTACTGCAACAACTCATAATTTAGAAATTAATACTACAAATACTTTGACGGGTGCAACTATTATTTCAACTGTAGGTTTTGGTAGTACAAATGCGACTATGAAATTTAAACGTGAAATTGTTTTAAATGGTGGTAGTGCTTTTGTATTAAACGTAAGTACGGGAACACCAAACGATAATATAGTAGGAGTAAATGCAACTGTTTTAAGCCAATTTACTTACAATTTAGCTGCTGATTTATATTTCTTTGTCACTTGCACATTAACACTTACAAGTGATAATATAATATATAGAGGAATTCAAATAACAGATTAATATGAAAACAATAATAAATATACCAACTAATCAAGTTGTTGGAGTTACTTACGGAAATGAATGTTTAGAAACTGAAGTTTTAATCGATGAACTTCTGCAAGTTTCAATGGTTAAACCTTATTTTAATTTTGACACAAGAGAGTTTTACGAGGGTGCAACACAAGAAGAAATAGACCAAGCGTTTAAAGACAAAACACCGGCAGAAAGTCAACTTTGGAGAGTAAGAACTATTTTAAATTTAATGAATTTAATTTCTACAATAGAGAGTGCATTAGACCAATTAGAAGAACCAACAAAAACTGCTGCTAAAAATGTATGGAACTATGGCACAACAATAGAAAGATACTCACAAACTGTTTTATTTATTCAATCGGTTACACAGATGACTGATGACCAAGTTGACGAAATATTCCAACAAGCCGAAGCAATAGTAATATGAAACAAATTAGAAATATAGCACATTACATAGTTGGCTTTGTTTTCTTATATACTATTGGAAACGCTACTTATGTAAGTGACTTTTGGTTATGGCAAAAGATAGTTGGCTCGATAATTATAGGATTAATATTCGGTGGTACTATTGGTGCGTTTTGGGAGTTATTTAATCACATCGCTTTTGGCATTAAACACGATGAAAACGATATAAAGAGAACTGCAATAGGTGGTGCTTTTGGTTGTATGTTAGCTTGTTTTTACACAGACATACATTTTATTAGCTTTTGGCTTTTTTATTCTTGTATAGCTTTAATATTAGCTGATTTGATAAGAGCAATTAAAAATAAAGAATAGAATGGATATACGAAAAATATCAATAGGACCTGATTATAAAAGCGGTGCAATGCATTACATTGTGGGTCAAAAAGTGCTTGGAGATAGTAATGAAATCCATCTTATTAAGATAAATAATAAAAAAGATGTATTAATATATATTATAAATCAAAAAGAAGAAGTAGTTTTGTGGAAGGAGTTTAATCCTAATGTACCTATTTCAATCGAATATAATATAAATTTTTAATGAAATCTCCATTTTACTTTATAGCAAAGCCTGTAAATGGTAAACGCTATGACAACACAAAAGACATCGGTGGTATTGAGTTTATAGTCAGTACATCAGAAGAAGATCATAAGTTCTCTAATAGATATGCTGAGGTTGTAGAACTACCCATCGGCTATGTCGGACCTATATATATAGGAGATATACTTCTTGTACACCATAATGTATTCAAATTTTATAATGACATTAAGGGCCGACAAAAAAGTGGCAAAAGTTTCTTTAAAGAAGATTTATTCTTTATTGAAATGGACCAATTTTTTATGTATAAAAAAGGAGACACATGGTATGCATACGATAGGTATTGCTTTGTTAAACCAATTCCCACAGTAGAGTCATATATATCTAAGCCTTTCTCAGAAGAACCATTAATGGGGATTATGAAGTATCCAAATAAGTACCTCTCAACGAAAGGCATTAAAGCCGGAGATTCAGTTTGTTTTGTTCCTGATAGTGAATATGAGTTTAATATTGATGGAGAGAAGCTATATAGAATGTATGACCATCAAATAACAATGAAGCTATGACACCTAAAGAAACAAAACTAAAGATTATTTCTGCCGGGCATAAGGCAGTTCTTGAGTTAATCAAAGTAGCTGAAGAACCTATCTTAAATATTGATGATATTGGAGGCGAATTGGCGGCAGACAAATTAAAAAATGCTGCTGCTACAAAAAAATTAGCTATATTTGATGCATTCGAGATTTTAAATAGAATAGAATCTGAGAAAGAAGGCATAGAATTATCTGAAAAAGGTATTAATAAAACTGATTCAAAACAAGGATTTGCAGAAAGAAGGTCAAAATAATATCTATACCATAGTAAGGGACCATATACCTTCTAATGCTATTACTAAGAAAAACAGTAATAAGTCTTGGATATATGGATACAACGAACAATATGATGTTGTGGTAATATCAAAGACAGGAGAGATAGGAGATATAATCAATATATCAGGACTTAATATCGCTCTTCCTAAAACACCAAAAGAATGTTTTAAAAGAAGTACTTCAAAAGTTGAACAGTATTGGGAAAGACAACCAATACCTAGAGAGCTTTCAAGAATACAATCAATATTCCAATGGAATGAAATGGCAGCTGAATTTAAAAATAGGTGGGTTGATTACATTGAAAATGAGTTTGATTTTAGAGAGCAAGGTTTTTGGTTTATGAATAATGGGACTCCAACTTATATCACAGGTTCTCATTATATGTATCTACAATGGTCTAGTATAGATATTGGATACCCCGACTTTCGTGAAGCCAATAGGATATATTGGATTTTTTGGGAAGCGTGTAAAGCAGATGAGAGAAGCTTTGGAATGATATACTTAAAGATTAGACGTTCAGGATTCTCATTTATGTCATCGTCTGAATGTGTAAACATAGGAACACTTGCAAGAGATGCAAGGATAGGTATCTTATCAAAAACAGGAGCCGATGCTAAAAAGATGTTTACTGACAAAGTAGTTCCTATAAACAATAGACTTCCATTTTTCTTTAAACCTATTATGGATGGTATGGACAAGCCAAAGACAGAGTTGGCTTTTCGTGTACCTGCATCTAAGATTACTAAAAAAAACATGTATGACATAGACAATGATGCCATAGATGGTTTGGACACATCAATAGATTGGAAGAACACAGAAGAGAACTCTTATGATGGTGAGAAGCTTATATTTTTAGCTCATGATGAAAGTGCGAAATGGGTTAAGCCAAATAATATTCAAAACAATTGGCGAGTTACCAAAACATGTCTTAGATTAGGTAGCAAGATTATTGGAAAGTGCATGATGGGTTCAACCTCAAATGCATTATCAAAAGGAGGTCAAAACTACAAAGACCTATATGAAGATTCAGTAGTAACAAGTCGTAATGCTAATGGTCAAACCAAGAGTGGTTTATATGGCTTGTTTATTCCTATGGAGTGGAACATGGAAGGTTTTATAGACATCTATGGTATGCCTGTGTTTTACAAACCGGAGACACCTGTAAAGGGAGTTGATGGTACGATGATAAAAAATGGAGCTGTTGAGTATTGGGAAGCAGAGGTTGATTCTTTAAAAAGCGATTCTGATGCTTTAAATGAATTTTATCGTCAATTCCCTAGAACAACATCACATGCGTTTAGAGATGAGAGCAAACAGTCTTTGTTTAACCTTACAAAGATATATCAGCAGATTGATTATAACGACAGTTTGGTTAAAGAACATTTTTTAACAAGAGGTTCGTTTCATTGGAGAGATGGAGCTAAAGATACTAAAGTTATATTTACTCCTGATTCAAGGGGTAGATTCTTGGTAAGTTGGACACCTGCAAAGCACCTTCAAAATAATGTTCATATACGAAATGGATCTAAGTATCCCGGTAATGAATATCTAGGTTCATTTGGGTGTGACTCTTATGATATATCTGCAGTAGTTGGAGGAAGAGGATCAAATGGTTCGCTTCATGGTCTTACTAAATTTCACATGGATGAAGCTCCTGTAAACGAGTTTTTTCTTGAGTACATAGCAAGACCTCAAACAGCAGAGATATTCTTTGAAGAGGTATTAATGGCTTGTGTGTTTTATGGTATGCCAATTCTTATAGAGAATAACAAACCTAGGTTATTGTATCATTTTAAAAACAGAGGGTATAGGAATTATTGTTTGAATAGACCTGATAAACAGTACAATAAACTAACAAAGACAGAGAGAGAACTTGGAGGTATTCCAAACTCATCTGAAGATGTAAAGCAGTCTCATGCTTCTGCAATTGAGTCTTACATAGAGAGATATGTTGGATTTGATTTGGCAGGTGCTTATAGAGAGTCTGATGAAATGGGAACTATGCCCTTTACAAGAACATTAGAAGATTGGTCAAAGTTTGACATAAACGACAGAACAAAATTTGATGCTTCTATTAGTTCAGGATTGGCTATTATGGCCAATCAAAAGCATTTATATTTGCCCGAGAAAAAAGATTCAAAAATTATTGTTAACTTCGCAAGGTATTCGAATGAAGGAA